AAATATTTTACATTGTTTTAACTAGTGTTTTTAAATTGAGTTGAGCGTTATATTTAACAAAGGTTTGGACTAACTCTGATTTATTACGCCTATCAACTGGAAGGAGAAGAGAACCATTATTAACACCACTGACCACCGAGTTGCTGTAATCACGATTGATATATGCCATTGTATTACCAAGACCATAAGTGTAATCTGTTCCAAGACCAAGTAATTCTGGAAAAAGTTGATTACCAACTCCGTCAGTTGCCACCACAGCAGTGCCTTCAGCAGAACCTTTCCCAGCGTGATATATACCAGTTGTTCTATCTTCATAATCAAATTCTAAATTCTTGGCGGTTCTCGCCATAGTTGCCGAAGACCTTACTGCTTCTTGACCTCCGAGTAATGCTCTTTCAAAGTGTTTTCTTAATTCTAAATCACCCATAATCATTTCTCTATTAAGAGTTTGTGTTGGATTAATTGAACCTTCGCCAAGTTCTACGAGACTTTCAAAATTAGGTTGGACTTTAAGTGGGAATGTAAATGGAAATCGGAGATTGTCTTTCTTGTGTTCTATTTGTTTCATTCCAACTGGAAGTCGGAAGTTATTTTGCTGATAGTTGAGATTGTTGGTTTGGTCTTTATCTAAATATAAATTACAGAATGCTTTGACTTGATTGAGTTGTGGAGTGTAAGAAATATTATCTTGGTCTGCGTGAATATCATTGAGTAAGTTGAGTTGAGAGTTGAGTGGGATTTGTGCTTGATAGGCAGAAAGTTCTTGAGGAGTTGGGACTATATATCGTCCTTCTAATTTGAGATTTCTTAATAAATACATTTTATTAGAAATATCAAAAGCAGCAGCACTACCTTTATCACGGAAACGCTGGAAGAGACACGAAGAGTCTGGAGCAAGGTGAATAGTAAGCATAAGACCATTTGTGAATGCTTGACCTAAATGAATATTACCACTTTGGAATAAATCTATATCTAACTTGAGTGAGAATGGAACACCAAGCATTTTATTGTTATTGGTTTTTAATTGTTGAGCGGTTTTATCAGCAATAATATTCATTCGTCGGTTAGTAAGGTCAGCGTGAGTTCCTTGGGCGAGTGTTCGGTTTGCTGCTACACCCCATAAATAATCTTCGTCGTTGTTTGTGTATGCTTCTCTGAGCGAGGAATACGCTGGATAGTTATGAATATTAATTAATTCAGTATTAGTTTTTTTGGTTTGAATAACAACTTTGTCTATAACATTCTGAACTCCGCCGTGGTTCGGCATATTACAAGCAGTAGAAGGTTCTATATTATCACCATTATTAGCATTACTTAAATTAGTATAGTTAGGTGCTCTGAAACCTTCGTCAGTTGCTTGGTCTTTTAATATGAATTGTCCAGTTAGAACTAGTGTTTTTGTTTCTAATAGTTTTTCAACTGCTGGGAGACTGAATTTAATAATTGGGTTGCTTTCTTTAAATGAGAAACCACCAGCAACTCCATTTGTTCCACTACTTTGGAGGGGATTATCATTGATAGGCGAAATACTAAAATAGTTCTTTTCAATCGGCATTTTATATATATATAAAATATTTTAATTACAGATTTATTATTAAAAATTAATTCTTCAACACTTTCAAAAAGTCGGTCAATATTAGGACATTTTTAATTTAGAGTAAAAGTTGTAAATTATCTTTATTAACCATTATCGTTTTAACTGAGAAGACAAAGTGTATCATACGAGCATTATTAACAGCATACATTCCAGCACCTTGATTACTTCGCTCTTGTGAAAATCCTAATCTGATTTGTGGTTCTGCGTCTTTTAAATTATATACAAATTGTTCGCCTCGTGCTAATTCTCTTGCGTGAAGGTAAGTGTTTGTATAATCAGCAATATTGCCTCCTCTACATTCGCCAAGTTTTTTAACTTGTTTGCCTATAGTTTGGAATGCCTTAACAACTTCATTCATATTAACCACTTTATCATTTTTTGCTTGTGGATTATATGCGTTGAGTGGATAGAGTTTGTTATTAATAAAATATTGAATTGAGTTGAGGTGAGTATTGTGAGGTGGTTGTCCAGTATAATAATTTTGGTGGAAGTGATTGTCTTGGTGTGATACTGAAATATAATGAGTGAATATAGATTTAGCAGCACTTGCTACAGAAGTTATTTCACTTTGGTGAGTTAGTGAGGAACTCGGTAAATTATCTAAGAAACAATCCCAAGAAATAAAATCAAACTGACTTTCCTTAATCATACCTTTCATAAGATTTTGTGGCGGAATGACTTGTAATACTTTTAATTCAACATTTTTTAATTTATATGTCTGTGTATCTAAAGCAGCAGTCGCATTTTGGAAAAATATTTTACAAGTATTACCAGTCATAGTAGTAAGAGCAGTATTAAATACTAAGCAAATTTTATTGCCTGGAACACCAGTCCCACTATTAACTCGTCTTACACCTTCAACTACAAAATTTTGGTTCTGAGAATTCCCAGGGTCTTTTTGTAAAGTCATTTTAGAACCACGAGTTATTCCAAGTAATGCTGGGTCAGTAATATCGTCTTTGAGTATAATTTGTTTTAAAGTCGTCTGAGTTGCTCCACCACCACCAGCAACAACACCGCCATCTATAACTGGAAGACCTCCAGCATAAGTATCCATTTTATAAGTTCCAGCGTCAGTTTTACCATATATTCTCGTCATAACTCTTTTATCACTGGCGAATGTAATTTCAATTCTTAATCCACCGAATAAAAGAATTGGAGTAAGTTTTTCACTCACACCGAAATGAGAAAATATACCTGCCTTTAATGGAATAAGGAATTTTCTAGCAGCAAATTTTTTAGCACACATTTCAATATCAATATCTGTATCCACTGTATCATCTTGTGTCCCAGCACCAGACGAAATTTGAGAGAAGTTTAATGCTCCTAATTCACTATTATCCCTTTTAAATCCGTCTCTACCGACTTCTGAAATCGTATTAACTTTTGACCCAGGGTCTTGCGAACAAGCATAAGCACGAGGGTCTGGAGAAACACCATTTTTTAGTTGATTGTGTTGGTTGTCTTCTTCTAAATATTGATTTTCAATGGAAGACCATAAGTTATAGTTAGTAAGACTTTCTAATAATTGTCCGTTTGCGAGGGAATAAATATCCATTCGGTCTATAACCGACGAAGCACCAGCAGTTGCTGGGAACACAGCAACTCTATTATTAATATCTTCATTTAGAATATCAAAAGAAATATAACTATCTTTACCCTTAACGAAACCAATATCTGGGTGAATAGTGAAAATTGCTTTTTGTTCGGAAGTAAATTCTGTTCCATTATCGGCAACGAGGGAAATAAATTTTGAGTTTTCAGCGACAGACATTTTATATATTATTAATATATTTTTTTTTTCATAATTAAAATATCTCAATAATATATAATGAGTTTAGTAAATATTGTTGAACCGATTTATACACAAATCAAAGACCTTAGCACTTTAGTAAGTAATCAAAGTATTTTAGGTATTGCTGATAGCATAACTGCTGGGACACATACTCTCGGCGGAGCAAACCAATTAATGTTTTTAAAAATAGGTAATACAAATGACGCATTAAATGTAGTTTCTACTTCTGCTTCTGATACTGCTGGAGTGGGGGGTGGTGCTGCTGGAAGTGGGGCGAGAACTATAGCGGTTGAAGGATTATATTGTGATACTGCTGACGGAAATAGATATAAAAAAAGAATATCAACTTACACAATGGCGGGGACTGCTGCTGGAAGTCTATTGACTGGTGTGAATTCTTTTGCTATAGTGAATAAAATATCTGTATTAACTACTGGGTCAGTAAATGTAAATGTTGGTTCTATAAGTGCTAAAATATCAACTGCTGTATGTTGTGTATTGAAACCGAATGAGGGTGTATCAAAAGTTCTGTTATACGGAGTTCAACACGGAAAAAGTTTATTAGTCAAATCATTACACATAAGTTCCTACTGCCAAACTGCTGCTAATATTATAATTGAGGAACAAGATTTAGCAACTGGAAAAAGAACATTAATAACTAAATTATTTTTAGCAGTAAATACAAGTCATATTGATTATCCATTAAATCATAAGGTCGTTGCTGGAAAATATATCACGGCAAATATAACTAACTTAGAAACTCCAACTGGAACTAATCATATTTGTGCTAAATTAGAGGCGATTGAAACTTAAAGAATAATGTTCTATATATTTATATAATGTCTAGATATACTGAATGGTTGAAAGAAAAAGTAATGTGTGATATATGTAAGCGTGAAATAAGTAGGGGTCATATAAATAACCACCTAAAATCTAAAATACATATTAAAAATACTAAAAAAAAAGAAGAGGAAGAGGCAAAAAAAATATGCGAACCAATTATAATTAACTGGAATTAAAGTTAGGTCGTTTTAACTTAAAGAATATTATATACACTATATTATATAATGTCTAATTTAACTGATTTTCAATTAGAAATTTTGCCAGTCGGCATAATTTATAGGTGTTTTTCTAATATTGACGATAAAGTTTATTATGGGTCTTGTGCTAATCTTGACGCTCGTATCAAACAACACAATGGTAAATCTAATCAATGTATGACGAGATTGATAAATGGTGAATTACAATTTGAATTGCTGGAACAACATAGAGATATTCGGAGATATGATTTAAAATTGAGAGAAAGATTTTTTATGGATAATCATAAAGACACTAACCGATGGATAATTAATAAAAATACACCGACGCAAACCGACGCTGAATATCACAAAAAGAGATATGATAAATCACCACAATTATGGGCGGCAAAACAAAAGGTATATTATTGGAAAAATCACGAAAAAGAATTGGCGAGATTGAAAAAATATCAGCAATCAATCAAAGGTAAAGTATGGTTCTGTGATATTTGTAATGTGAATGTTAGTCTTGGCGGTAAGTCAAAGCATAAAAAGACTGAGAAACACTTAGGCAATGTATCCGCCGCCACCGCTTCCCAATGTATTCCCTTGAAAGACCTTAGTAGCAGCAATTCCACCTTGTGCTGAACCACTACCCCCAGCAGATTGTGCTGCGGTTTCTCTTTTATTTTCACCACCCTTATGTAATCCGTGAATTAATCCACCGACTAATGTTCCAATTCCGACCAATTCTCCGATAATTGGGATACTATCTAATGTAGCATTAACAGCACCCATTACTGCTCCGTCAGCGTCAGCACCTAATGAACTTGCTACACTCCGAACTCCACTTGCTACTCTGCTTCCAATTGAACCAGCAGTGTCTCCTAAATCACCAGAATTTTCCGCTAATGAACTTTCATTGGGTTCTGCTCCTCCACCTCGTCCGTCCCCAGCACTACGAGACGCTTGACTTGGTGCTGTAGGGTCAGTTTGAGTTGGTGCTGGGGCACGACCTCCTCCAGTTGCTCTTGCTAATGTTCCTTCTCCACGAAGTCCAGCGAGGTCAAAGTCTGTTGCTTCGTCTCCAGCACGAGCACCTTGATTTACACCTTGCCCAGTTTGAGTTGGTGCTTGATTGTTTGCTGCTCTAACAACCATACGACTGGGGTTTAATATATTTGTATCACCTGCCGCTGGTGCTACTCCTAATGTGCTTCTAATAGCGTCAGCGATATTTCCTATTGCTGTGGAAGCGTCGTCTCCAGCACTACTAGCAATATGGTCTGCCGCATTACCGATACCAGCGAGGTCATTTGCTCCAACTTCAGTTAGATTACTACCGAGTGGTGTTGCTGTTGCTTCACCTCCAGCAGAAGTGCTAGTTGTAGCACTAGTTCCGTCCCCTCCGCTAGTTGCGTCTTGTTTTGCCTTACCTAATCTCTCATATACCTTTCGTCCGTGTTTCCAAACAATACCACTCTGTGTTATTGCTCCACCCCAACCTTCTGCTTGTTGAGAAATAGCATTAAATTTATCTTCAATACCAGCAGTCTTTTTATTAATTGCTTCTTGTTTCATATCGTCCATATGTGCTTGACCTTCTTTCAGATTACTCATATAACCTTGTAATTGATTGAAATACGCCATAATTTATAATAATATATTATATTTTTTTATTCACTATCACTCTCTTCTTCAACGCTACTATTTTCGGATTGTTCGTCAGTATCGTCTTTTTTATTCATACTTGTATTCCATAACTCTTTTTCTTCAAAATTTCGTCGTGCGGTAAGGTCTTGGATATTTAGAAAGCAAAAATCAAATGGTTCTTGTTTGGATTTTTTATATACTTCTATAAATTCTTTTTCACTTCCTCCGAATACTGATAATTCTTGAGACATTTTCTTCAATTCTATTTCTGGCGAGTTTCCCATTAAAAAATACGCCGAAGCATTTATTCTTTGGATAGCATTTAAATATTTAAAATATTGACTAATTATACATATTGATAATTTCCCTTCTTGTTCTTCATTCCCAATGTGTCTATATCTTGTAGTTAGTCCAGTTAATGTATCAACTTTGCCTCCTCCAGTTCTCTTAACATTTACATTCCCAATTATATCCTCTAACACTAATAAATATTTTGATTTGCTTTGGTCGTCTTCAACCATAGTTATGATTTCCTCCAATAAATTATCAGAATAATCTGTGAATACAAAGTCAAATTGCTCTAAAATAGGTTTCATAATTTTATCATTATAGGCAGTATTTGATATTAATATCTTAATATCAAATGTTTCTTTGTATGGAAAATTGGGATTAAAAAATAAATTCGCCATAAATAGGGACTTACCGCTTTTAACTGAACCAATAACATACGCCAAAAATGGAACATTAGGCAGTATATCAAAATCTACTTCACCCACTTCTTCTTTGTCTAATTTTTTTAATGGTAAAATTTTAAATGCTTTGCTATTATACTCTCTCTCGTTGCTCCGCATATCCTTCATACTTTATATAAATCATATATTTTATTTAACTTAGAGTGTAGTTTTTTATCGTCTAATATATCTTCTTCTGTTATTGTATCTAAATGACTTGATAGTTCGTCAAATTCTTCAATACACTGGCAATTATCCAGTGCTTTTTCTCGTTCTGTAATCCATTGTTCTATCTTTGGATTAGGTTTCTCTGCTTCTGCTTTTAATCGTTCTTCTTCTGCTTTTTTTGCTAATAGTTTCTCTCGTTTTGCTTTTTCTCGTTGTCCTTTTAACACTCTCTTTTTCTCTTCTTTATTAGCAATCTTTTCCTCTATTGCTTGTTTAACAAATTCAGCGTCTTTTTTTTTCTCTAATAATTGTTTTCGTTTTTTCTCTCGGTTTTCAGCGACCTTTGCTCTTCCCTTAGCGAGTGCTTCTATTTGCTTATCACTTAAAATTCTTTTAGGTTTCTCTTCAACTGCTTCAAAATCTTCTTGTTCTTTAGCAAAAATCTCAGTATCAACTTGTTCGTAATCTGGCATATAATATTAACAAATATTATTATCTGTATATTTAATCCGCTTGATTGTAAATACTGGTTTGTGGCAACGCTCTATTTTAATTCCTTTATACTTACCAGTGTAATCTTCTCCTTGTGCGATAATATTATATAATGATGATTTTGGAATTCCAAACCAATTAGTTATGTCTTCTTGTGTTTTAAAATACTTACTGATTGTGTGGTCTTCATTAACTTGTTTCTCAACAAAAAAATGATAATACGATTTATTTTTTGTTCTAGTCATTATATAATTAATATGTCTAATTCTTAAATAGTTTAATCACTAATAAATTCCAATTCCTCTAAATCACCATCTTCTTCTTGTTCCTTAAATATTTCTTCTTGTGTTTTAGGTCTCCAAAATTTTAATACATTTTTATAATTATGAACTTGTCCCAATTCGTCTTTGGTCGCCCACCGAGATTTATAATATGCTCGTGTGCTGGTTGAACCCTTAATATGTTCTAATACATTTCGCTCTGAATATTGTTTGTTTTGTTCGTATTTTGTTAGAGTTTTATAAAATTCACTATCCTTAAAATGATACCAAAATTCTCTGATTTTCATAAATGCTTGTTTGTTTTCCATATCTAGGATATAATGTTGTTTTAACACATTATAGACCATATCATTGTCTTGAATATATTTTTTCGTTCTATCACTGACTTCACCGCATTCATAGAGTTTTTCACATACATTTTTATTTTCCCTCTTCTCCCATTCCTTACAATAATGAATTAAATAACCGAACATAGCATATTTATATTCACGCTGAAATGCTAATGATTTATAATAAGTATTTGCTGGATAAATATAGTTTAATTCGTCCTTCTGTGATAATAACATAGGGTCATTAGTGTAAGTTGCCTCAAATGGAATATCTCTTAATCTCCTCTGAATAGAAGCACCCAAATCTCCAGTCATAGTCGGTTTTTTATTACACTCAACGAAGAATGTTGCGACCAAACTAACACTATCGTCATTAGAATATAATTTTCTTGCTGTTATTCCCTTGCCTCCAGTCAATTCCTTGATAGTGTTTAAATTAAATGATTTTTTTTCGTCTGGTTCTCTAAAATTAATAAATCGTTTCTTATCCATATTTGCGATTGCTGGATTTCCTCCGTCCTTAATTGGTTGAAGTAGAACAGCATTGTTTCCAACATAGGCGAATGAACCCATTGCCTCTTGGACTAATTCATTAATCACACCCTTCCCATTGCCTCCACCGCCGTTTGCTATAATGAATTTTTCTATTGTTATTCCATATAACGAAGTTGCTAGAAAATGGATATATTCTTGTCTAACATCTTCATTTGGGAAAATCTCTGTGAATAGATTGTCTATTGTTTCCAACTGAGCGTCTGTCGGTGTTTTCCAATTATATCCAGCAGTTTCTAACACATAGTTTTCTCGTCGTGTTCCAACCCAGTTATGAGTTTTTAAATCATAGCAAGTGTTTAAGAATGGAACTAAATATCCGTTTGTATCAAACTCTATATCACTGAAATCCATAACAGATAGAAGTTGTTTCATTCTCTCAGTTATGCTATTAATCTTACAACAATTTTTCAGCATTTTCGTCAATTTATAGTTGTTTTTAATTTTTTGCTCCACTTCCATTTTTCCTTCGCCTTCCTCTCCGTCCATATCAGCATTTAATTTAGACAGAAGTTTCCCATAATCTATGAAAATTCCAGACAAATAATCACTCATAATTTTTTTCGTTCTCTCCAGTTTCTCGTCGTGAAACCAGCGACCCTTAGTCCCTTCTTCATTTCCTATATATATATATATATTCCCATTCAAATAGACTATGTTATTCTCGTTATTATCTAAGAATAGTTTTGCTTGTGTATCATCACTATCTAAAAAATCATATTCATAATTTTTAAGACCTTCCAACTGAATTTCTCTATATTTTTCAGCATTAGAAATCTTCGCATAATAATACGCAGTTGCTATTGTTATATTGTTCGGTGATAGTTCTTCCCATTTTCTATTGAACTCATATTCATTATATTTATTACTCTTCATAGATATATATTTTGCTAATTTATATTCATTCCCAGTCTTCAGTGAATATAGAATTCTCAACCAATCAGAATAATCGTCTAAATAAGATAGACTAATTAAATCCATATATTTAAATATCTGTGTGGTTTTATCCATTTCTAAATCCAATGTGTTTTTCTTGCTCTGACTATTCTTCATAGTTATTTTCTTCCTAATAATTGTCTTATTATTCATAATAGGCAAGTCTGCTATTTTTAAATCTGGAATTCCATTATCCGAACCTATAACCTCAGCGTCGCTAGGACACCACGCCCAAACACCACTGAGAATTTCTAAATCCTTATATAATTCACAACCATTTTTAGTTTTTAATTTCGTGTTTTTCTTGTAGAGTTTCTCGTCCAATCTGAAAAATATGTGTTTGCCTAACTCCTTCGTCGTGGATTTATAATACGCCGAAGAACCAATGAAATACTCTATTAATTCCTTGCTCTCTGAACTATATTTATTATTAGGCATATGGTCTATATCTAACTGATAAATTGTCTGTGTGTCTAAGGCAATATGATATTGGTTCTGAACTGATTTGTCTAACTTCTGAAACCATTTCTGAATTTTAGGCATTTCATTCTTCACCCAATCTTCATTATAAAAATCCTTGTTATTTGGAATAGAACCTTGAATAGGAATAGGAATTTTTTTCACCTTCCCATTCACATTCGTTATTTCCAATTTAATTGGTCTCCAACTAATATTATGTTTATTTGCGAACTCTATTATTTTAGTCATTATGTATATATTGTGTTTTTTTTTTAAGCGATTTAATTATTCAATTTTGTTGAATATTTAAGAAAATATTTTTTTAACCTTATTCTAAAGTTTCTGGAAATAAATATTAATATATTTTCAGTATCAATTTTGTTTTATTTTTTTTTTCTGTGAAATGGTTTGAAAATTTTGGGAATCTTAGGACATTTTTTCTGCTAATATCCATATATATTTAATAATTTTTCTTCCTTCATAAATAGATAATCACTTATATTACCACGAATTTCTGCTATTAACCAATCTATTATATAATCGTCTGTCCCTGCTGGTGTTCCCTTATCGTCTAATTGTTCTTGGACTATTCTGATTTGTCCGTATATCTTACTTATTAATTTTTTGCTATCCATATATTTTTCACTAATATTTTTTATAATTTCGTCCTTCTCTTCCACTATGTCTTTCATTTGATTACTCAAGTCTAATAACATACCTTCATTTGGGTTCGTTGGAATAGCAAGAGGTTCAACCATTTATTATATAATATTAATATATAAAATGAGTGATTTTAAAACTAAGAAACCGCTATACAAACCAGTGAAAAGCACGAAAAAAGGTAAGAAGGGAATGGTTTATGTGAAGGGAGCAAATGGAGGTAAGCGTTTAATACACTTTGGTGATAGCACTATGAAAGATTTTACACAACATAAAGATAAAGCAAGGCAAAAATCATATTTAGCAAGGAGCGGAGGTATTAGGAATAAGCAAGGCAAACTTACTAAGAATGATAAAAATTCAGCAAACTATTGGAGTAGAAGAGTAAATTGGTGAAAAAATGTCCTAAGGTTCCCAAATTTTTCAAACTATTTCTCAAAAAAAAAACCATACTCAAATGGAAAAAAACCATTCAACAAAATTGAATAATTTTTTTGTGATTTTCTGAAAATATAAAACCATTCTCACAATGTCTTCCCCAGTTCCTCTCACACAACACCAAATAGCAATGAATATAGAAAGTTTCACATATATCAGAGAAAACACTAGGAAAAACCAGCGACAATTTAAGAGAGAAGTGGAAAAAAAAATAGAGAGGTGTGGTGAATTCAGAACAATGATTGCTATTGACCCATTGCTAATGAAGGTGGTGAAGAAGGCAATTGAAACTTACCCATTCAACACAGCAAAAATTAGGGCATTGACTATTGATAATCCATTTTGGACTGAAGACTATTATATTGGAGCAACACGAGAGAGCAATGGTGGTTATGAAACTATTTGCGACGAGCAAGGAGTTCCAAGTTTGGAAAAAATGAAGGAACTATATGCGGAAAAAATAGAATATGCGAAGACACTGGATATAGAACTCCAAGTTGCTAGGGACGGCGAAAAATTCTGGAGATATTCACACTTCTTCCGAGAAGAAAAATTGGGAAAATATCACCAGCGATTGAATGAATATGACGCTGAGTTTCTATCTGACGCTATGGAGTGCGACGCTGAAGAAGTCCCACTCAACATTATTGGAGTTCGTGCTGGAACCGACACCAACACAACATTTAAAAACAATGGAGAAACAATTAGACGAATGGGTATTTCTATGAAGGAAGAATATGAACTTAGAGAAAATATGATGAAGGCAATTATAGGGTTGAACCGAATGGGACACGGAAAACAACTTATTAAAATAGATTAGCAGTAGCATTTATCATTTATAGAATTACAATAAAAATTTTTTTATCTATACTCCCAACTAAAAACACATAAAAAAAAAAGTTTCAACAAAATTGAATAAATTTTTGTCTGATTTTCTGAAAATATAAAACCAACAACAATGTCTCAAG